ATATCTTTGATCTGGAACGGATGCAAAACGATAGAGACATTGCCGGGAGGGGCAGGCTCAGTCGTGTTACCAAAGATTCGAGAAACGGCAGCCGAGATATTACCAACAGTAAGGGTCGTACCGGCTCCACCAAGTGAAACTGAGAACGAATCCAACTGCGTAAGCCCGTCAACGTCCTTCTTACGCTGCATCGCGTTCTGACCCAACGAGCCAATCTTTGCGAGCACGTTTGAGGACAGTCGCCGTCGTACACGGTCAGTAACAACCGTATGAATACCAGCAACCGTTGGAGTCAGCGTCAGAAGATTATCTTCCATCTGCTGAGGGTTGTTAAGAACCGTCGCTTCAGTGACGCCCTGTGCCGTCAGCTTTTCGAGGCGGATCTCATTCCAACCAATGCCAGAATTGGCCTTGAGCGTAACCTTATCAACGACAGAATTCGAGGTCATCGTTCCCTCATACTCGCGAACAATGCGAGCAGCGGCAATGATAGTCGGAAGACTGTCGGAGAGTACTGTAGTAGTCGTGTTACCAGTGGTAGCCACGTAGATCTCCTATTACTTTATAGTCCTAGATGTTCCATCACACGTCGCTTTTCAGCAACGCTGATGTCCCCGCCCTCGCCATAGGCTCGGACAAGGTTTTCGATAGATGATGTGGCACTAGCCCGTGGGACTGAACCATTGTTTGCAGCACGCTTATTGACCGCAACATCGAGTGTACCGAGGGACTTCTTGCCCCATTCTTCGACCAACTGGATAGCAGTGATAGGAGAACCGGACTGGATAGCTGTGTCATAAACAGATTGAGGTACAGTAGTTGGGTCAATCCCCATCTGCTGTAGCTTACTGTGAGCTTCAGTTGTTGCGTATTGCCAGAGGGCTTCATTGCCCTCAGCTTCTGCGGATGGTGCTCCCTGAGTAGGTGTTTCAATAGCCTTCAGCCGACGGTCAAGCTCGCGCTCTTTGAGGGCAAGCTTTACTTCCTCGTCTGGGAAAGCCTTGAATAGCATCTCGGATAGCACTTGGATCTCATCTTCAAGGACATCAACGCGAGACATAGTTGCTACGCTGGCATCGTCCTTGTAGAGCTTGTCCACCGCTGACTGTAGACCCTGCATCCGTCCAATTTGGCTGGATGCTGAGTGCCTGAATGTATCAAGCTCTGCGGTGACGGACTCAATCTGACTCAGGCGGTCAACGACGGCCATAAGGTCAGGTTCGCCCTGTACTTCTTCTAGTGCATCAGGAGTTTCAGAAGCATCAAATCCATTTGCTTCATCAACTGCTGAACCATCTTCAAGAAGCTCTGCGTCTGACATTTAATCTCCAAACTGGCGCTTGCGAGTTTGATAATCTAGCGCCGAATGGCGGTAGTACTGTAAAGATACATAATGAATCGCTACTTGCCAACTACAGAGAGCGCCAAGCTCAAATCAGGCGATCTATAGACCTGTCGCTTTCGTAGGTCAGATACACCCTTATCAATCTTTGCCTTGATTGACTTAAGTGATCGTTGCTGCCTTAGCTCAGAACTAGCAGCTCGGGAGCCACTGGACTCTGCTTGGCGAATCATCATATCGAGCTTGCCCACTGCTCTGGTTAGGTCTGAGTAACTTACATTGTCGCCCCCAAGGAAATTGCCGATGTACCGGGAATACTTTGCCGTTTGGGTATCTAGCACAGAGTAATAATCTGTTGTTGAGATAAATCTCTGCGCATTAACCATGTCATCAATGTATGCAACCCCAGTATTAGAGATTGCACGTTCGTCTAGAATGGCAAGAAGTAGTTTCCGCTCGCCAGCTCCACCGGCTGTGTACTTATCTGTATTGCGAATGTCGGTACGGAGCTGTGCATGAAGAGCATCGAGCATGTCATAGTCAACCTGCCCTCCAAGCCCTTCAGAGGCAATATCGTATGAATCGTAAAAGGCCGATGTCACCTTGCCAGCAGGGGTGTCCGACTTGAAGTTGATACGTGCTCGATCTCGAATGTCTCCAACCTGCCTCGCAGCAGATGTTCGCTCATCCATGACACGTTGGTAGAAGTCGCGCACTCCGCTATATGCGATCTGCCCCGTAGGAGAAGCAAAGTCAGAATACATTTCTTGTAGAGTTGTCTTGAGCTTGTCCTTGACGTACTCAGTTTCGATATAAGCCCGCTGCTCTGCGGTTCTTACGCTAGAGTCACTTAGGTTTTCTTGATATCGAGCAAGCTGCTCAAATTCCCGTGGGTACTTTAGCTCAAATGCCGCGCGTACACTGTCTGATATATCTACAAGGGTCGCACCGTACCTATTTAGATCCGTATCGCCCAGTACAAGGGCATTCACACGCTCGTATGGGGTTACGACTGAGGCACGCGCACCGAACATATCCAGACCGGCTTGGGTAAGTGCAGTTAGCCCAACATTGTTACGTTCTTCATTGGTAATATCAGTCCCGAAGATCCCTTCATCAGTTAGTACCTCTACACCTGATGAGAACCAGATGGGCATAAAACGATTGGCGACAGACACTTCGTTGAAGACGCTACGACCATCGAAGTCGCGCCCGTTCTTGAATAGAAAGTCATTCGCAAGCCTAGTCGCAGGGCTACCCTTGGAATCGATGGCTTGGCTAAGCCCGGACGCAAATTCCTCCCACGCAGTATTCACATTCTGATCTGCAACTGAGGCTGTTAGGCCAGTCGCAGTATTGACCGCAGAAAATGACAGGTTAGCAATTGGCTTCATCCATCCCAAGAGATCGATGTCTGTATTTTTAACCCGCAATGTTCCTAAGTTGGAATTAACTCGCAGATCGCCAGCGGCTAGAGCCTTCATATTGATCGGGCTCACAACATCCATGACATCTCTGTCTGGATCAAGCAATGCTCCTGCGGCACTGATTGCCATGGCGGTACTAATGTAGTTCGTCATGTACTGACGCATGATCGCAGCATCTAGACCCTCATGGTCATTTAGTACTGAGTCTATGAGCTGTCGCTGTGAACGGAAGTATCCGGCTGCGAAGAACGACCACTTTTCCCACTCTGGGGTATTGACCGAATTTGGAACACCGGAGAGCCTATTTATCGCACTCCCCATTGCCGCTTCATCAGCACCAGTGATTACCATCCCAGATTTCGCAGCTATATTACCTCGCATTGCAGATTCAGCTATGTACGCATCACGACGCACGATATTCATTCCTGCGCTGAATGCGTGTTCAAATCTTTTCACAATACCGGGAGCAATAGGAAGCTTTGAAATTGCATTCCGCAGACCCGTCGGTAAGGTGAAGTCAGTTGCTGTGCTCGGGGGCCACATTACAACCCCGGCCTTAAGCGCCTTCTGTGTAGTCGGCTCCGTTAAGAAGCGAGCATGTTGCTCTTCCCCTCCGCCAACAAATGCTCGCAGTCCTTTATATGTTGCTATTGCTGCGCGTATCGGGCCCATCGGCCCGCTACCCATAAGGAATGGGGATAGCTGGATTACCCCGCCGAGGTCGAATCCCGCCAAGGGCACAGTACCGGCTGTGTTGTACCCCTCCAGTATCGATACAGCCCTGCCCTTATCCTTGATCTCGGGGAATAGGGCCTTCTCAATTCGTTGGATATCACGAGGTGCGAGAGTTCGGTCATTGAGTGGATCGGCGAGATGGTTCCTGAACATCTGATCCACATGCTTTGTATTCTTGGCAGCTTGAGAGCGCATCTCATCAAATGATCTTCGTGTATCGAAGGAGAGCTGCCGTCCCCGCCCAAGGTCTATGGAGTCAAAGCTCACCCTCATAGCTGCTCTTGCAGGGACTGCGCCGATGTCTACGGCCTCGGCTCCTGCGAGCCCGAGGTCGATGAACGGCTGATCCGCGAACTTGCTCTGCGCGAGCTGTACGTCTATAGCTCTATCGTAGAATTCAGCGATCAAGTTATTTTTCTGCTGGTTGTATACCATTGTCAGCGACATCAAATCGTCTTCCGCCACGACACCAGAATCGATCATCTCCATGTCCCAATCGTTTAAACGATGGAGATCGGCAATCTCTTTTCGAGTGTATCCTCGTGCTCGCGAGAATTCGTCACCTAACGGTTTACCTTGTCTAATGAATTGCTGCGCAAGTCTATCGCCTTCAGCGTCAAACTTCTCAGCCCTAAGTACGCTGTTTAAGAGATCGGTATATTCTTTGGCGCGCTGACGCGGAACACCAACATCTATTGCGTCTTTGATTGGGACACCAGCCGAACTTAGATCCAACCCGGCTGGAGTGTGTCCACCAGTGCCACCCCCGGCAGCTCTGGCTGCAAAGGCCAGAGCTTCGTTTGTATAGGCGCTCAGGGTAGATACTGTCCCCTGATTGACAATAGCTCTATCGGCTGCTTCAAAAATCTTCTGGGCATGAATGTCAAATATGCCAGTAACCTTCAGCATCTCTTCCAAGGCTTGCGCCGGGATCTGATCTCCCTTAGCAAGTGCCATGAGATATGACGTGTATGCCGATAGCGACTCAATCTCGATACCCGGTGGGATACCATCAGTTAGATATGCGTAAGGCCCAGTGGGATCCTTGAGCTGGCTTGTGTAGTCTTTAAACTCGTCTATGATCCCCTGTTTGTTGAGTTCCATAACTCTGGTACTGGGGTCGTAGTCTATGAGAGAAACCCCAGATTCGTCTGTGACCCAGTTGATCGACCGGGTAGGGGGACGCTGATCGAATAGTTGCGACTCAATTACTCGAAGCTCGGGCAATTCCAGCGCAGTACGTGCTTTATCTTTAAGTAGGTCAGATCGTGGATCCCAACCAACCGTAGCGCGGTTAGCCCCACCTGCGGCTATAGCATCATCTCTTTGCAGTAGCTTGAGCCCGACTAGGAATGCTTCATACTCTCCCTTAGACGTGAAAGCGTCTTCAGCAAATGATGCTGCATTAGGGATGCTATCTTTCGTCCAAGCTTTAGAGTTAAACGCTGCATCTAGCGCCTCTTCATTGACAACAATCCATTGGCTTCCATCAACGGAGTCTGTGTAAGTGCTAACTACGGTTCCATCGGTATCCCAAACGAAATCCGCAATTCCTGTTGCTGATACCGTCTGTCGCTTTGCTGCCTGTGGTCTTTGCGTAACTTTCGCAACATCTACTGCGTTAGCCACTCGGACTACTCGAACTTCGTGGCCCATTGCCTCCTTGAACATATTGGCGATCTCAAGCTCAGGTACGATCTCGTCCCATTGCACTTCCGACTTTGGCTCTACGACACCAAAAGTAGATTTAGCGAGAACTATTCCCATCGCAGAACTTGAATCGCCGCTGAATCGCTCAATCTGCCGAGCCATGTAATGCTGCTCGTAAGATAATGTGTAGTTGTCTACCCAATGCCTTAGCGCATCCCGTGGGCTTACCTCGATTACCTTGCCTTCGGCTTGCAGCTCAGGCACTGACTTGTAAGGAGTGTGCGGTACTCCTTGAATGGGATCGCCTGCATCAATCAATGAAGTTTGGTTACTGCCCTCCACCAAGTATCGATTGCCGTCCGTACCGCTCAGTTCGGATATATCGTTAACAGACCTTGAAGAATCGGGGTTTACGAAATACTGCGGGAACGAATGCGTTGATTCGTTACCAGCACGCTGGCCGCGAGTGCTTAGAGCGTTTGGAACTAAGCCAACATCCGCTCCATTAGCTTTAATGCGATCTACCATCTCACTCAGGGCATTGACTCCAGCAATGGCATCTGGGCTAAGGCCCCATCTAGGTTCATTCGGCCTACGCATAACTTCGCTGACCGGCCTAATTACGCCGTCACCTCTTTTGAAGATATACAAACCGTTTTCGGCCTGTTTTATCGCCCCAAGCTCACGCTCTAGCAAGTTGAATACATTATCGATCGTCTGGGTCATCTGCATCCGTACGCCATTCATTGACTGACGTACATTGACTTGAACGCTGTTCTCCCTGCCTATAAGACCGTCGAGCATCTTCTTGGCCGAGGTAAAGGTACTAAACTGCCTGTTTGTTAGACGCCTAAAGATAGTAGCCATGCTTCCGGAAGCCGCACCGTCTAGATCTATAACGGTACCCCAGATCTTCTGGGTAGGCTGCTGGAATACCTCGCCATAGATCTCATCAGTCATAGACTGCAACTGCGCAGCACGATTCCTTGCTGCAAGGACATACTCGGGTGCGTCAACGTCCATGTTCTTTGTAGACGGACGATCCATCACTTTATGACCAAGTGCATCTGGGTAATTATCTAATATCGAATGGATACCTAGCCATTCAGAGTAATGTTCTGCGTTCCCGAGGTAGCTGCCCGCAGGCTGTACTAGATCAGCGTTTGGATTATCAACAAACGCTTCCTGCATCCGCTTAAGTTGTTCAGTGGTAAGCGGCCCCTGCGATTGGCCGATCCCATCGGCCCAGAGTGCATCAACACGAGCTTGGTCTGTTTCTATCGTTATACGACCAGTGCTATCGATGTTTGGACGGCTACCGGCTGACTCAACAGCATTTACTGGTGCGCCGAACACGGACGGACTGTCTATATTCTCAAACACATAAATAGGCATAGTGGTATCAATGCGAGGATCAAGCCCCACTGCCCGCTCTGGCCCTACGTGCTCTGAGCTACGTGCAACCCAGTTATTCCTACGGTTAGCTTCAATTACAAAGCTGGAGGGGACAGTAGATTTCAGTCCGGGGCGAGCTACACCACCCGGAATCATTCTTGCGCTAGCCATATTACCAATGAGGTCGGATGCCTTGAATGCAACGACACCACCAAAAAGACCGAGGCCTAGTTTAACGGCACCCGGAGAGTCTTCTGGTAGCGCCTCAATCGTCTTAGTCGCTGCCGCATCAATAGCTAAGTTACGGCCAGCTACGTAGCCCATTCTGGATGCGGCGCTTCTTGCAGCGATACTTTCCGGCACACCATCGACCAGAAGTGCCTTGCCTACCTTAGCGACAGGGCGGGCAACAGTTCGAGCAGCGCTAGCAGCCGTAGCAAATCGTGCAGCTCTTGTGGCCCCTACTGTACCCGCAAGAAGGGCTCCCGATGCCCCTCCCGTAAATGGGATTGCTAGAATCTCGGCTATGGTTATTGGAGATAAGAGAGTATCAAAGGCAAAGCCCGCAACCTTACCGGCCCTGCCCTGACTGTCTAGGTAGCTCTTAATCTCCGTACCGGCATCTCCGGGAAGCAGCGTATTGAACGCCTGTTCACCACTCGCTAAGTTTAGGAATGCACTCTTAGCAAATCCAGCTATAGGGTTCCCTGACCCCGAGGATTGCGGATCATTCGGTTGCTGGATATTACTCGATGCAGGGGTAAGCCCGAACCTTTGAGGCAGCGTCTGAGGGTTTCGCTCTGGTAAGAATGACATGAATTACTACCTTTTCTACCAATCATCAATGCGCTTCACTGGCGCAGGGGAAGGATTCCTCATCTCATCAAGGAATTCCTTATAGCTTGTCGTAGTACCGGCGGCACGCCACGCTCTGACGCTCCCTTTCGTAAAAGGAATTATTACATTCTCCCGCAGCTTGTTTCGGTATAACTCACCGCGAGTGGAGCGCTCAGGAATGTCAGGAACGTCACGCAGTCCCGCTACTTTTTGTTTCCATACTTCTTCTACACGAGATCGACGTAGGGAGCGTCTAGTTACTCTTCCTGTAATTGCTTTCATAGTTTCGCTTGATAGGGCCAAAGGATTGAGCACTACGAATTCTGACGTGCCGTTTGGCGCGCGTCCAAGTGTGCCAACGATGTCGTCAATCTTTACTCGACGAACGAGGAGGACTGTGTCTAAATAACTATCCATGGGGTAGCTCCCCCCGGATGAGAAGGCCGCTGCTTTTTCTGGCAACGGTGAGTAGCCTTCCACAATTTGTGGCGGCAGGGGGCGGGGTCCCATGGAAAACTGTGTGGCGCCGTCGGTGAGCTGCCAATACTCCTCTGCGGCCATAATATCAATTTCCTGTGGGGACAATAGCATCTCGGTATGAGGGTTTTGACTTTTGATCTCAGCACGTAGTTCTGCCATAGCCAAATCTATTTGCTTTCGTGGCACCTGTATGGTTCCCGCATTAGGCTGCCCTCGGTACAGGACAATTTCGTCAGAACCAGAGGCTTTACGCAGTGCATCTCGCATTGGCTCTCCAGCACGATAGGTTGTACGCCACGCATCGACTGTAATCTTAGCCTCCGCTGATTCCACTACACTTGCCACCCCCATGTCCTCTCTTCTGAAGGTGTTCTCTAGATCTTCCAGATCTCTTTTTGGCTTTTGAGCACTCCCCCACCAATTACCTAAATTGTCAGAAGGGTCGTGCCCCGGCATCGAAGGTCCACCCCCCGCCCCCGCCATCGACGATATAGGCCAATTGTTGGGGCCGGGCTTATGCCCTTGGTTGGGGGCAAACTGTGCCCACACTTGTTGCGCGGGAAGATTATCTTCCAACTCCCTCACTCGTCGTGGTTCAATAATCAGTTCTGAGTTCTCAGGTAGTCGAGACAACAGGTCTACAGGATTCTTACCCGGCCTTGGCTTCAACATCTGAAAGTCAGCAGACCTGAACTGACTGCCAATCTTTACCCTACCCACGCCTCCATATGGGCCTACCACCTCAAAGTCAACACTATCGGCCCTATTTGCTGCGGTAGGATCAGCCCTGAACAAAGCCTCTTTATTTAGAGCTTCATCTATATTTCTCTTGGTAGCACCGGGAACGTCAGCAGCCTTAGATGCCGCACTCTTAACCGCAGTACTACGACCAAGAACTGCCGGAGCGCCGAAGCCAGCAACCAGTCCCGCAGCCATCTGCGCGTACTGATTGTCTATACCTGCGGCTTCAACGAGTTTCGGTGCCCCTACCGCTCCTGCGGATGCAGCTCCCTCCAGTGCTACAGACTGAGCTAGCTTCGATCCAATACCTCGTGCCGCAGCTATCTTTGCAGCTTGTCCACCTAGCATTGCTGAACGAAAGCCTACGGAAGCTCCCCCGGTTACTGGAGCTAGAGCCATAGAAAGCAGGCTTACCGGCGATGACATTTCTTCGAGAGTACGTTCAAGTATGTGACCGACCCTGCCGCCACCCAGCAGGGAATCATCCTCGATCTTCAATATAGGATTAATCGCGAAGCTTCCCGCGTTCTTGAGCGCGTCTACGAATCCTGAAGATTTATGTATAACCATCAGAAGGATTCCCTACTCAGCGAGAGTTGTTACGTATTCCCCATCAGCCCATAGCTTGTCTATAAGCTCAGATTTAGTATAGGGAGGATCGGGTAAGAATTCTGCATAATCTATTTGATTATCATCCAACATTTGTACCAGTTCGAAGAATTTTTCCTTAGCGGTAGGGCCATCAAGCGGGGCGCTTGTTGGTACAGCATCTAGTTTGCCACTTATTTCAATTAGGCGACGGCCCTGCTTAGCTTGCTCCGGGCTCAGGTCATCCAATGCCGAGCTAGCAGATTCTACTCTGCGGCGCACACCCGCAGGCTGCGCGGGAGCTTCACTGAAGCTTTTAGTGATAAGCGATATGATATCGTCTTCGTTAAGATCGGGCCTTACCTTGCGGATATTAAGCGCATCAAGCCACGTGCTAGCTAAGGCTTGCGTACCGTGTTTCAGTTTTGTCATGGCGGATCGTGGGGCTTTGGCGGCTTCTTTGATTGCCCTGTCAACAGTATGGTCAACCATCTTCTCAGCAAACCACTCCATCTCGTTTGTATAGCGGTACTCAGCCTGATTGCGACGAAGCATCATGTCATGGTGTTCGCTTCTCTCTGCTCGTTCCACATCGCGTTTACTCCCCAACTCAAGGGAAGGATTGTAATCAGTTCGATTCGTTGCACCGACTCGGTTTCGCTGCGTAAATGTCTCTGCAAGGTACTCCCTCCTAACTAACGCTTGCTCGTCTTTAGTAAGCAAAACTCTATAGACAGTATGGGCTAGTTCATGCACTGGGGTGATGGGGTCTTGCGAAAAGCTTCGCCGTAGTCCCTTGGTATTAAATGAAACGTCCATTACCCGTTGGTGGCTAGGCAAGTCAGACCAGTTACGGTAATTGCTATACAGCTCACCGTACCGGTCTTTACCCGCTAGCGCCGGATCTCGCCGAAGCGATTGCGTTAGTCCAGTCCACGCCGTCTCATTCTTATTAAGCATAGTCAAGATCATCGGTATATCTTCAGAGTTTACGGCCATGTGGCTCAAAAAACGCTTAGCGAATGCCGCCTCCATGGGTTCTATTGCTCCCATTTGGGCTTGGAGGTCAAAGAAGTCACCCAAATCATCTGTACCGTCTGCCCCAAGCCACCCTATTAATTGCCTATCCTTCGTCTCAAGGCCTTTTCCAGTTTCATGATCCTGTCGGTACGTACCAAACCTAAAATCTTTCTGTAATACAGGCTCGCGCTGGGCTTTAGGGTAGTAAGCCCACACCTCCCTCTCTCCCGGTACACCCCTCTTAGTGTAGTCAACTCTTACGTCGGCTATACCCTCGTAGGCATCTCGCACGGCCCGTTGGTTGACATCGTTTGGCTTAAAACTAACCCTAGTGGGTGGCCTTCCTGCATTTAGTGATTCTTCTGTAACAGTAGAAAGGTTTTCTCTAGTTGCCCAAGGCTCGGGCGAGGACTTCAGGCCCCGATGAGCTGGAGATGTGACCCTACCTTTCAGCCCCTGCCACTTGGTTGGCTTGGCGTATCGTAATGCATTAGTGTCAGCTGGGAATGTAGCTAGATCTTCTGGGCCTCTTGGAGCGCCAATCTCTTTCTTGGTGCCTCCGATGCGCTTAATTCCCCTAGTCGTAAGGTCACCCGGAAGCCACCGATAACCAAGCCGGTCGTATAACGGCGTACTCCGTTCCCACTGTGCCTTGGCTGTACCAAGCAGTTTAGGACTACGACCAACTACTGCTGGGGCAGCAAACCCACCAGCAAGCCCAATCCCCATCTGTACGTATTGGTTAGACGCCCCCAAACTGTCAGCAACTTCCGGGAGTCCTATCGCTCCTGCCGCAGAAGCTCCTTCTATGGCTGCGGACTGGCCCAGCTTAGCTCCGAGGCCACGGGCTGCGGCTATCTGCGCGCCCTTTCCACCGGCTAGGCCTGCACGGAACCCTACAGAAGCACCCATAGTCAATGGGGCTAGAGCCATTGAAAGTATGCTGACCGGTGCAGTCATTTCTTCAAGGGTATGTTCAAGGATCCTACCGGCCCTATTGCCGCCGAATAGAGAATCATCCTCAATATCTACTAGAGGATTAATCGCAAATTTACCCGCGTTCTTGAGAGCATCTACAAATCCCGAAGCGCGAAATCCGCCTGAGTGAGTAAGTGAAACCACTAGAAGGATCTCCGGCCAGAACGCGCGCCAGTTGAACCGAATAAGCGTGAAGCGTTCTGCTCAACATCAGCAAGGTTGATATTGCGTGAAGCTAAGTTCGTCCTCAAGAACTCTCGTTCGTTAGCCGTAAGCCCTGCTAGGTATCCCGGAGTAGGTGATGCAAACCCAGTAGTCCCGCCAACCTCTTGCTTGAATGGAACCATAGGTGCGGGTGAGTACCCAGAGCCGAATTGCTGCGTTACTTGCCTAGCTCGTGGTGGAGTTAATCGGTTTGACCGATTCTGCAAATCTTGCTGGCTAAAGGTTCGCCCTGAAAAGCCCGGAATCGCAAAGTCAGACGAAGGGGTAGGGTCAGTAACAGGGAAGATCCCACCAGTCTGGGCGCTTCTTACAGGGTATCTACCACCACGTCGTGCGGCATTCGCTCGATTACGTGCAAGCACTTGAGGGTCGAACCCGAGCTGGTTCTGGTTGAGAACCATCATCCCGCCATCTTCCAATGGAATGGCTAACTCAGCACCATCTTCACCGACAACTACTGGCTTCTGAGCAAACCCACCAGTGCGTTCACCTCCGAAGACGGTTTCCCCCATGTTTGGGTCAAGATGGTCTGGATAGTATGTCGTAGGCGTGACAGGAGCTGGGGTTGTGGTTGTGGTTGCGGCTGGGGTTATAACTGTATCTGGAGTTGGAGTTGTATCTGGAGTTCGGGTTTCAGGGAACTGATTATCGAATTGTCCTTGAAGCCATTGCTGGTATGGGAAATTAGGAAGGCTGGTAACGCTATCTGGATGCTCTGTGCGCGTTCTAGTCTCTGTGTCTGCCATAGCAGCGGCTAACTGATCCGCGCCCTGCTGTGCTACAAGATCCTTATCCGCCTGAAGTCCTGCCGCTCTAGCATCGGCGGCTGCCTTCGCTTGGGCATCCAAGTTACCCTGCCAGTCAGCCTGCTTCTGGGCGTACAGTTGGTCTGGAGTTAGTTCTCTACCCGTTCTCGGATCGAACGCGGTACCAACTTGCCCACCCTGAAAGGCGGTTTCCTCACGACGCTCAAGGAGATCGTTCATGCGCTGTTTTTGGCCGCTACGCTCGTTTAGCATCTTCGTAAATCCAGCAGCGCCGGTATCGTAGTCAAGCACAGCCTTATTGATGAGGTCGGCCTGCGAGACGAATCCACTTGGATCAGCGTCACCAGTTAGCGCGAATGAAGCAGCAACGGCGTCTGATGGATTACGAAGGAATCCAGCGATCTGATCAAGCGATTGTGTCTTCTGCTGCTGCTGACCCAGCATTGCTTGGAGATTGGTAGCGCGCGAAGACTCTACTTGCGCTTCAGATTCTAGTGCCAGAGATGCAGTAAACTGCCCAGCTTGTTCAGCTAGAGCTGCATCCTTGTATAGTCTGTCTGCATTAAACTTCGCTGTTTCTAACGCAAACTCTAGCTTTGAGTGGTCTTTAGTTAGGTCGAACTTAGCTTGTTCAAGCGTCTGATTGATCTCAGTATTTGCCTGTAGCTGATCGGCTGTCTCCTGCGGGTCAATCTGTGCAAAGGTAAAGCCCTCTTCGATAACCGTCGATAGACCTTGTGCATCGACGCCAACAAGGTCGCCAGCCGCATTGGTGTGAGCGCTAATGATAGATGTGTCATCAGGTAGCTGAAGCCCGATGTCTGAAAATGTGCCGTCTGAGCCCTTCTTATAGACTCTCCCATTGTGAACCGTGAAATCGTACTGTGTAGCGGTACCGGAACCGGAACCGTCCACCTCGTACAGCGCCCTTTGCTCTGGCGTAAGTGGTGTATATACAATATCTAGAACTTCACCATTGGGGCCAAGAGTCGGAGTTGCGTTGACCAGTACTCCATTGATCTCCGTAACCGTAGCGAAGGGAGCAGCATCGGCCTCTTTAGGTTGAGCAATCAGAGATAAATCTCCGCCTACATATTCAGTGCCTTGTTTGTTCCATGCCCCCCCTACTAATGTGAGGAACCCAAGCTGCGGGTGATGAATACTACCTGTATCGGTTCCCGCAACTAGCCATACAGGATCGTGGCCGGGGTTAGTCCCAAACCGAGTGGTTACTATCGAACCCCAGTCTTTGGTGTCTATATAATTACGTTTTATGTAGTCATCAATCTGATGATGGCCACTCGAAACAAAGCCCTCATAAGGATCAGTTTCAACGGGGGGAGTGTCGGTGGGAGACTCAAGCCCGCTTCCGGGTTGGGGTGTAGTAGCGCCTGATTGCGCTGTTGTGAAGTCCACCTCCCTCTGAGTTATTAGACCTTTGTAATACTTCTGAACCGGGTTATCAGACCAATTGCCCAGTTCGGTCTTTGCGTCCCTGAAGCTGTTTTTGTCATCCGCTTCCATGATCCATCTAAGGCCGATCGGCGTCGGGTAGATGTGCTTAAGGTACTCAACCATACTAGAAACGTTCAGCGTTCCAGCCTCGTTATCATAATTCAAGGCGTTCCCATCCGGGCCTACCGCATGGGGATCCCTCCAGACTGCCACCCCGTCCTGATTCCGATAAACTTCCCCTGTGCCTTTACTGTTATCCCACCCGGAATTAACCATCGAGTTGATTTCGCCAAGGACAGCCTTTCTCCAATTCTCCTTGGTTATGTCTTGCCACTCTTCATCACTCTTAGCAAATGCACCCCCGGTAGCGGTAATAGCGCCCGTAAAGAAATCCGGCGATGTACGATTGCCAAAGGCACCTTTCCACACCGCTTGGCGGATAGCTTTCTTGGCTTGTTTTGTTGCCTCACTATCGTTCCACGGATTGCCGATGCCCGGTGCGGGAGTCCCTCCACCAAAACCGGGGGGAGGAGTCGTGGTAGGAGCCATTACTGGTCACCCCCACCTTGCATCTGCTCAACAGTTTGAGCGATTGACGGGGCAATGGCGTTTTCCATCTTTGCGTAGAGCGGGTTGCCACGGGCGAATCGTTCATACTCGTCATATGAAGCCGCTGCCTCGGCAGTTTGTTCTGATACCCCGTCGGTCATAAAGAAGCGGGCATTAGTCTCATACAGGCGAGATGCCTGCCTAGAGGACAGCCGTGATGATCGTCGAATAATTCGGTCGCTTAGTTCACCGGCCATTATTGAGCCTGCCTTGCAGAGAACTGTGCCTGAGCGTTACGTCGGGCATCAGTCATAACTGGTTCTACGGGATTCCCCTGAGCGTCAGTAGTTGTCAATAGCTGCTCGTCGCCCATTGGTGGCGATTCTGCTGAGCCCATTGGCGGCTGTGCCGCTGAAGGGGGTTGGTTCTGGGACATGATACGCATTACCTCTTGCCCAATCTCACCGAGTCCGGCAAGGGCAACAAGGGTCTGCACATTCTGCATGGGTGGAGAACGCATCAGGTCTTCAATGGATCGTTCGTCCTGCTCTGAGGTTGGGTCAGTGATACCCATGTTGTCCATCGCAGTACGTTCCGACATACCCGGCATAATGCGGTACAGATCCGCCCAGAGACGGGCCTTGCGGGAGTTGATCATGTTCTCGTCGGTAGTCTCGAACGTGACATTGGTGTAGTAGTAACCGTCGATGTCTTTTGGCGATAACGTCGTCTGGTTTGGCGAGTTGGTGAATGAAGCAGATAGAGTAACTTCCGTCTTGAGGATGTTTTCGATATCTGACAGTACCCACGAGTTGATCTTCTGGCAGCAACGCTGCATTCCAGAGATCGGGCCAGCCAATTTAGTAGCAGCGTTACGCATAACCTGCTCTGACTCAGTAGCTGACTCAATACCGATCATTGGAGCGCCACCTAGCGCACCAAACTTAGAAGCCTCGTCCGCGTAGTTGTTCACCCGCTGTAGGCCCTGCATCAGAGTGATTGGAGCTTCACCCCACCGCAAGATATCGACTTGCTGGTCAGGTCTGATGTTCAAATGGGTGCCGGGGCCGAGCCTAAACTCCTTTTCACCGTCTTCAAGCTCATCCATATTGACGGTAACTAGAGCTGGGAACACATACATCCGCAACCACGCCTCCATCTCAGTGAGGAAGCGGGCTTCTGAGGTAAGAACCGAGCGAATCGGCTTCAGGATGGACACATATCGGTCTTCAGGGTTACAGTCTGCGTCAGTTTCGCCGTAGTTGGGGTCAGCAATGGCGTATGGAACGTACCCGTCGTACATTTCCGTACCGTCATCGTCCTTATATGCCACCCACGAGTACGGATTCACCGCTTCATGGACAACTCTGCCTTCGATCCAGATAACGTAACTGCCCGGATCAGTCTTGTACGGCTTCGTCCACATCTCAACGTAAGAAACCTTACGCATCGGGTCGCCAGTGCCGTATTCACTCTCTAGATCATAGAATCGTGAAGCCACATCGCCTGCATAGATGTCGTATGACTCGTATACATAGCCGGGATCCCACGGAGTAATCGGATCTTCAAAGACTGTCTCTGACGGTATGACTTCTAGGTTCCATAGGAACTTCGACTTAGCGACTTTCTTGACTGCGCTCGTGAATCGGCGCTTTTCTGCCGGGGTAGCGTCTTCGCTAAGGTCTGGAAGAATGTCGAACTTGATAGTCTTCTTCATAACCAACTTGCCGCGAATGATCTTCTTCTTCGCACGCTCTAGGGGTGCGCCTTGATCTTCATGGACACGCGCCCACCACATATCATGGAACCGACGCTGGTTTTCGGAGCGTTCACGGGCAGCTTCCATCGAATCATCGACTGGCCGAATAGGTACGAACGTCTTTGCAGCCGACAAGATATGGTCTGCCGCATTGTTGACTGCGTTATAGGCAGTTGGCGGGACGGTAGGCTCTAGGCCTTCATCCATCCACTCGTCAGGGATGATACGTCTAGCGAAGTCACCGCTAATCAGGTCGTCATCTTCCTGCAAGTCTTGGAGGAAGCGGCTGTAGACCCGGCTCTTAAGGAACTCGTATCGGTTATATGCGTCGTCTGGATTCATGTAACACCCAACAAGAATTTACGCTGCTTCGATGATCCAAGGCTCACGTATTTCCTACTGGTAGTAACTTTACGTGGTTGGCGTAGTTTAGCAAGCATAACCGCTAGTGCTGCGGCCATAACACAATCGTCAAAATATCCGGGTGG